TGATAAGGTTTAAGACGTTTGATGCACCTGCCCTGACTTGCAAGCAGTCAAAACCGTTGTCCATGTCGAGAGCGTCAACTGGCACCTCAAAGATAACGATCTTGTTTTTAAGAGCGATGCCTGGCGTGAAAGCTACACCATCTGTCTGCTTCACGAGCAAGTCGGATGCATCAGCATCCGCAACGTGATAAACACTGACATCTTTTGCCAGAACCTTATTGCCAGTTCCTGCAACCGCCGTAGCCTGATGCAAGGTAATGGCTGGTGGCGTTGCGTGGCCTTGAGCAACAATAACCTCTATTGTAACGTGCTCTGTTTTTTTCATTGAGATATAATCGCCAGCAATGGCACTACCGCCAGCTTGTGGCGCTATAGCTAAAACGGGATGTGACTTTCCAGTGAGATTCATGATCTTTTCCTTTTGTATTTGGTCGTTTTATCTAGCCGCAAGTGCGACAAAAGGCGACAGAGTATTGTTCCCTTTCAGGGGAGTTATTGGAGCGTCATGCATTGGCTGGCCGTTGTTTCGCTTAACCCACCGGAAAACCTTTTCGTCGGTCAGGAATCGAACATGGATCGACTCTGCCTCTTCTGTTCCACCTTTGGTTATCCGTAAATATTGTGCGAAATCTCCAAGAATGATATCACCCTTATCCCCCAATGTTTCACAGTGCTCTATGGGAACCAGTGGTATTCCGAAAACGACACCATAAGGCGCGTTGGCAAATGATCCGCCAGGGATGAAAACCGGCGTGTCGCCTACCTTCATCATCGGGAATTGCCCCAAGCAATCCTGATTGACAAACCATGCAGCATTTGCCAGGTTGCCGAAAAATCTCACATACATATCAACAAGATTTTGGGCAAGTATAGTGTCATTTTCCTGACTGGTTGCTTTGGCGACGGTTACCAGCACATCGCTATTCATAATCCCCATGTGCTGACCTGCCCCGGTACCCTCATAAATTTCCTTGTCATCAAGAAAAGCAAAAGCCTTCGGAACAGCGTTTCTCACAAGGCCGGTTAACGCAACGCTGTCACGTAACATGCGATTGGTTACTTTCAGTAGCGCATATTGGTCGTGAAGTTTTACTTCTCGAGGCTCAATCATTGCCGAAGCCCACTTGGTCATCTCTTCGGCTTCGGCCTTGCGGTAAGCTTTAACCCCGCCAAGAAAGACGCCCTTAGATCGATCGCGATCATCGGCTGCGAAATACTCGAAACTGTCGGACATATCACCAATAGGTTGCTCTGTGCACCTTGAAGTCAGTACTCCTGTTGCAACTGCGGTCTGGATAATAGATTTTGACTTGTCGGTCTCGACAAGATACCCACCCTCGGAGTCAACACCGGTCTTTAACCCAGATTCATTAACTACGGTTTGAAAACGCTCTCTTGCAGCTGGAGAATCTGAGTTATTCAGGCACATTGCCCGAATATCCATAAGTTGCTCACCAATATTTCGGTAAACAGGCTTATGTTCAACCTGCACAGACATTGCCGGTATTGTGTTGTTCACCGAGTCGGTTACATCTTCAAGGCCATCAAGATCAATCAACCTTGCAATAGAGTCCTGTATCTTCGATGCTTCATCTTTAAAGGCATCAAATTTAGCCTGGACTTCTTCTGTCCACTTCTCGCCGGTGAACTCTTCGTGCAGTGCGCGGGCTTCTGCAAGTTTTGCTTTCTTTGCTTCCCGCAATTTTTGGATACTGTTCATGGGATTTCCTTTTATAAAATTGTGCGGAATTGCCCGCTATGAATCCAATTCGAGTAGCTCTAAGTCTCTCGAATTGGCTAAAAAATCAAATATTTTTTCTTCTCTGTTATCTTCTTTTGTTGGCTCTGTGATTGCCAAATTTACCATTGCATCAGGAGTATTTTCAAAAACTGCACGAAGGTCAAAAACATTCTTGATTGGTTTTGCTTCGATAACCTCTTCAACAAAACCATGTTCCTTGGCCTCTGCTGCGGTAAACCACGTTTCTTTATTTATCCACTCGGCAATCTGTTCCCGTTCAATGCCGGTTACTTTCATGTATGAGTCAATGATACTGCCGTCGATTTTCTCCAGTGCTTCGCCCCTTGAAATAAGTGCTTGCGAGTTACCATCAGCCCATGACCACGCCTGATGAATCATTAGAAACGCACCATCCGACATAATGCGCTTGTTTGCGCCGCGAATTAGAAAAGAGGCAGAGGATGCGGCAAGCCCGTCTATATGCACAACGATAGTTGCCGGATGTTGTGCCATGGCCGCTTGCATTGCGCGGGCTTCGAAAATATCCCCGCCAGGAGAGTTAACCCGGATGTTAATAACAGGTACGTCAAGCATGGAGTTCAGTTGTCCGGCGAACCATTCGGCACTAATTCCCCACCACGACGATATCTCATCATAAATGTAGATTGTTGCCTCGCTTCTGGCCTCATTAACAAAGTTCTGAGGCGATAACGCCCTTTCGTGGCCTGATAGCAAGTTGCAAAATCTATACTTTTTTTTCATTGTCTTCCTCTTTGACTAATTCAGCGCTTCCTTCTGCTGGTCGATATAATTCGTTGCTCTTTGGGTCTGGGTCAGGAGCTAATCCCTCGATGGCCCTTATCTCGTTTTGGGTCATGTATCCAGGCATCTGGTTGCCGCCAAGTGACACCTTGTAAGCCTCGTTTCTGGTCTTAATGTCGGCCCGGAGAAGCGAGTCAAGATTAAACTTGCAAAACCGCCCTGGGACCCTGATTAGTTTCCTGTCTATTTCCTGTTCAAACCTCTTGACGTATTTCCTAAACGTAAACTTCACAAAGCCGAGAGTCTGTTCAGATAGTCCGGTGCCGAAAGATGTGTTCTTTTTCATGGCCCCAACCATCCACGGAGGTACGCCATAAAAACGGCAAATGTCCTCAACCTGATAGTCTCTGGCCTCAATCATCTGGGCATCTGTTGCAGACATCCCCAGATTAAAAACCTTCGCACCATTTGTGCCGATAAAAGGTTTTCTGAGGTTGTCGATATTGCTATATCGCTCTGCAAGATACTCTTCGAGAGCCTTTCTGCCTTCAGGCGTAAAAGGTTTTTCGTAGGTGATTGCAATGTCGCTGGTGATAGAGTTGGTAAAGAAGTGCGCGTTGTATTTCTCCCCGGCAAGCCCTAAACCAATACCCTCTGTGGCTGCTGCAATAGGGCTCATGCCCTTTAGACCATCCCACCCAATGCAAGGAAAATGCAATATGTCGTCTTGATCGTATACAGCCTTTCTTCCGTCAACCGATATATCGTAAAGAAGCCTTGTTTTTGACTGATTGAGTTTGGGCGTAACAAGTTGTGACGGTGCCCATACAAGCGAACTTGGATCTCCGACTTTAGTCCTCTGGATAATCGCGTAACCATTTCCCGAAAGAAGAAAGTTAATTCCAACAGTCTCCCAGAAAACAAAAGCAGTCATCATGCTTGACGGCTCACTGTTCAATAAGTAATTTAGCCTGGTCCCTACTTCCTTGTCATATCCATCTTCACTGGTATATACCCTACATGGCAAACTGGCTAAACAACCGGCCAACAGACTCACACAGGAATAGACAGCCGAAAATTTCATGGCCGTTTTCTCGGTAACCGACATTCCAGAAGATGACATACTTCCGCCAGATGTCATAATGTCGTAGAGACGATCATCGTTGATATCAAAGGCTTTGTTCTCGGCCAATGCCTTTTTACTCCAAGGCCATCTCATATCCTTATAAACCCATCGGTGATAGTATCATCTACTGATTCGTTTTTAACGGCACGATCAAGGGCCATAATCAACGCAATGATTAAATCTATCTTTTCAGAAGATTTGTTTTTATCCGGTTTGTAATTCCCTGACGGTCCAGTGTGTACAACTACGTTCTGAGCGTTCCAGTTAAGCACTGGATTGTTATTATGAGAAATAAGTCCAAGGATAACCAGCATCTCAAAATATTTGGACGGTGGCGACATCACGTTCCAGGTTTGCGACATTTCGACACAATTAAAACCCTTGTTAGTCAGGCTGATAATTAACTGTGCCGCGTTATATGGGTCGTAGGCAATTTCCCTGATATCAAACCTTGCGTTGTCTTTCTCTATCTGATGTTCAATAAAGGTAAAATCAGTAACAAGCGAAGGTGTCGCATGGAAGTTACTTGCCGGGTTATCCATCCACACGTTGTAATTAACGCCATGGGCCTTTGACCTCTCTTTAATGTTGCTGACAGGGACAAAAGAGTGCGGAATTACTCGATATGGGTCGGGGATTACATATGTCTTTCGTCTTAATGCTGTTTCAATGTCTTCTTCCATATCGTCTAGGAAGAATGGAAGTTTTATTTCTTCAATCTCGTTATGCTGCTCTCTTATCTCTTGGACGATCTCCTTCCTAAATCGCTCTCGTTGGGATGCTATACTCTCTTGACTTGGAGGAAAAACATGGACAAGTGCAGCAAGGTCGTTAACGGATGCAAGGTCAATTGCCGAGTAGCAGGGCTTGTTGATAAGGTCACGGTAATCAAACAATCCATCATTTAAATACCATTGCTGCATATCCAGCCATGGAGATGAGGACGAACACCATATATTGAGGTGTTTAGTCTTGAAGTTAATTAAGTCTGTAGGCTTCTCTTTGGCCTTTTCTGCCATTGACCGAAGCTTATTAACTGTCGTGGTTATGTACTGCATGTTCGGGTTTGCTTTCTCCCAAACAGACTCATCAAATGGGTCATCATCCTTATCAAGCGTGTAGATAATGCAAAACAGGTTGTCATTGGTGACATCAACGTTAGGGTCAAGAACCTTAATGCAGTATTCACGATGTGCGTAACACGGGCCGGCCGGGTTTGTTCCTGCTGTGGTAATCACGTACATTAGTGGCTGGCTTCTCGCCCCAAAAGCTGAGTCAATAACCTGGTACATGCCGTCGTTCTTGTGGGCGTGATATTCGTCGATAGATGCAAAATGCGGGTTCAATCCATCCTCTGTGTCGGAGTCCCGGCCAAGAGGTTCAAATTTGCTAAATGTGGAATGGATTGAAATGTTGTCTCTGAGTATTTTCGCCTTTGCGTTTATTTCTGGTGTTTTTTTGATGATTGCTTTGACGTTTTCATGGATGATGCGAGCTTGAGAAAGCTTTGTTGCGACAGTGTAGCACTCAGCTCCACTTTCTCCATCTGCTTCAAACATGTATGTACCAACACAAGCCGCCTCGAAGCTCTTGCCATACTTCCTGGCTACTTCTTTATAGACTTCGGTGAATCTACGTGTTCCGTCTTCCTTTAACCACCCAAATAAACACCAAAAACCAAAAACTTGAGAGGGAGTAGGTTCAAAATATTGTCCGGCGAATGATCCCTTGAAATGTTTGTATGTCCGAACGGTATTCAGGAATATATCTGCCATTTCCTGAACAAAGATAAATCCACGATCATGAGCATGGTGAAGGTCATCAAGTTGCCGTTGGCAAGCCCACTTGGTATATTGGCAAGCCGGTATTCTACCCTCAAGCACATCCATCATGTACTTGAATCCGGCGTGTTCCTTTATATCATGGGCAATCTTAACCATTAACGACCTTTCGGATATGCTGTTTATTCTTCGCAGCCTCAAGAGCTTTTGCCCTGCTCTCTGCCATCAATTGTTCCCTGGTCTTTTCTGGTTTATCTTCGCCAATAACTGAAACCTTTTGTCTTTCATACGGGGTGAGTCCAAACTTGCCAAGGCCGGTCATATATCTGGACCATGCGTTTTGCTTATCACCAACCGCTGGGTGTCTTTTTTTCTGTAAATTGTCCCAAATAATTGAACCGTCTTCCTGAATAATTGCCTTACCGCTTTCGAAGTATGGTCCTTCTTTTTCTAAAAGATCCCTACATTTACGGTAATCCTCATAAGAATCACAGATGATAGCCAGTGCATAGATGTCTGAAGCGGCCATAACCCGCATACCTTGAGGCCCAATCCGGCGCACCAAGTCGCAGTAGTGACGAGATGCAATCTTCCCCAACCATTTAGGCGGACTGGGTATGTCTCGATCAGGAACAGGAGCAGACTTGTTTTGCGCCCTGTGTCCAGGGAAACCTTCAAGTCTTTCCTGTTCTGCTGTCTTTGGCATAGTATTTAGTAATTATCCAATACTTTAATTAACATTTCATACACTTACCGAAAACTATTCTTAAATCTGCGGATCGAGAGAAATTTG